ATCGAAGGACACGGCGATTGTGTTCTGGCTCGTGGGCACAATCCTGAACTCCGCGAGATGGGAGACGGAGGGCGTAGTACCCATAACAAGGTCGCTGAAATCAACAACCTTGTTAATCTTCATCGCGCTCAGGTCTCCGGCAGAGAGGGCGCCGCTGGACTCCACCACCGTAAAGTCATACCCAGCCTCAGCAACGGCACCATTATCGGTGGGAGCCGCGCCGGTGATAATCTTGTCGATTCTCTGCGAGGTATCTGGCCACTTGGAGGTGTTCGGCCGGTAGGTGGTTCCGGAGGCCATAAGGTCCAGGAGGTCCTGGATGGTGAGGTTGTAGATGGTGGGCTTTATCTCACCCAGCTCAGGGTCGGAGCCGTCCCAGCACACGGAAGCCTCGCGGATACCATATAGGTCCGTATTCTGCTCCAGGTAAGCGTTCGCCGGCTGCTTCACGCCATTCTTCGTCCACTGCGATGCGGGGAGCATAAGACGGGCAATGGCGAGCTCAGAAGACTCGTTCCCATCAACGTGATAATCCGGCGAATTCAGGTAGTAGTTCGCCGGAAGGTTATCGCTAGAGCCGTAGGGACGTAGCCTCGTCACGAGAACGTGGTCGGTGTCCTGGGTGTGGCGGATTTTATAGAGGCCGTTCCCTTTACCATAGGCGAAAATCTTGTCAACGCCGCTCTCCTTCCAGGACTGGGCATACTGCTCGAAATCGTCGTAGAAATCGACATAGTTCACGCCGTTATTGACGGAGAACACATAAGCGCAGCCCCAGAGGTCGTAAATCTGCTGGAAGCCCCCAAGGCACTTGATGCCGGAGACGTCCACCAGCTTGTTCTCCCAGGAGCCTGTGTTGATGCCCGTAGCCGGGGTCTCGTCGTAGCATGTTCCGCCGGTCCAGATGCGGACCTTCCAGGAACCATCGCCGTACATACGGCAAAGGTTGGCCTCAAGCCTCTTTGCGTAGTCCCAGGCGGTCCCATAGAAGGAGAACTCGGTATTGGTAAGGAACTCATTCGTGTTCCCGAGGATAACGTCGAGGAATTCGGCATTATCGGCCGCTTTCAGGGGCGAAAGGAACACGAGGTTGTCATAGACAAAGGCTTTCCCTATGGTCTGCTTGCGGGCCTGCTTCTCCACGCCGGCGGCGGTGTCGAGGGTGTAGCGAAGGCCATCGTAATCCCAATCAATGTAATCGCCAATAGCGAAGGCTATCGGCACGGCGGATTCGACTGTAACGGTAATGCTCGATACGTCCATGAACACGCCGTTGTACGAGAGCTTCTTGATCTCGCACTTCTGCTGTCCGGTTTTATCACAAATCCACGCCATAGTCTTACAAGGTTACGGGGGTGTACGGATCGTTGATTTTCACGTTGACCGTGAACGTCAACTGCTCTTCATAGGTACTGCCACCGGCCACGGGGAGATTGTGGTAAGTGGCATCCTCTCCAAGGGATTCCACCCGGCAGTCCTGCCTTCCGATGCCCTGATTGGGAGCATAGAAGGAGAAGGTCTTGCCGATGATGGAATCGAGGAAGGTCTTCACAACCCCGCGAAGGGTTCCGGTGCTGGAGGGGTTGTCAACCCTCGCGGCGAACTTCATGGCCACCGTTACGGGTTCGTAGTAGATTGTCTGCGGCAGGTACTCATCATCCCCATTCTCGTCGAACCAAGAATGGGAATAGATGTTCTTCGGCTTGAGGGCGATGTTTTTGGGCATATCCAGCAAGACAATCTTGTTGGAGGACAGCGTCTCAACATCCGTAGTGGAACCGCCGGTTATTTTTATTTTCAGTGTAGCCATGATTCAATGCAAAGATAGTTAATTGTGAGGAATATAAATAGCGCTACCTAAAGTTTTGCTTTAGATTCTCGCGTCAATCTTCACACCGTTTCCTGGTGTAGTGAGTAGGTTCAGTCTTTCCCAGATGTTCTGCACGTTCCCGGCCACCGATTCCATGTACTGCAAATGGGTGTCGAAGCCCGTGCTGATGCTCGTCACTGCGGGAGAGATGTTGCGCATGATCTCGTTCCGCTGCATCGATAGGTCGGCCCGCATGGAGTTGATGTAACCGGCAATCAGCGAGGAGTTCTGTTCGACCATGGCGGTCTTGATGGCATCGCCAATTTCCTCACCGGCGCCATCGGCCCAATGGAACTGGTCTTCCAGGCCCTCGTAGAACTGCTGGATGTACGGCAGGCTCTCCTGCATGGAGTAGAGAGAGTCACGCACAAGCCCAAGGGACTGCGCCACCTGCTCTTCCATGCCGATGCTGCTATCCATCCAAATATCGTTAATGGAGTCGCTAAGAGAGCTCAGGTACTTGGTCGTGAGGAAAGATTGCGTCCAGTCGTCAACGAACTTTTTGGCTACGCTGGAAAGGATCTCCCCAGTGTCGATGGCGACCTCGCCGGACTCCATGAAGGCGGTGATTAGTGAGTCAGAGATGCTTGCGCCCATGTCGCCGAATACGCTCGTAAGGTAGTCCTTCATTTCCTTGCAGGCGGCCTCGAACGTCTTGTTTGCCTCTGCCATCTCGTCAAGAGTTTGCTTCCAACCATCAGAAAGCTGTTCATACCACGCGGATTTCTTAAACTCATCGAGATAGTCGAAGTTAATGCTACCATCCTCCTTAAAGAGCTCTGGAGCAAGTTCAGCGAGAGTCTGGTACTTATCTTTCTCCCCACGGAAAAGCTCTTCGAACCAGTTGTAGTCCCATGTCTTGAACTCTTTTCCAGCGAGCGTCTGAGCGTTTTTGTAGCTTTCAAACCTCAACGCATTATACAGCTCGCGTGCGTTCACATTGCCATTGACAAAATCCATCAAGAAATTATAGAAGTCTTCTCCGCTGTTGAAATTCCGTAGGATTTCGCCTTGTTCACGAATGACGTCCGCCCAGCCGCTCATTTTCGACATAGAAGCACTTCCGAACATAGTGTCGAGCTGTTCTTGAAGAAGCGCATACTCATTGCGAACCTGCTGTACGGAAAATGCCCAAAGCGAATTTGCGCGGCCCATCTTATAGTCGAACTCATCAACCCTATCAACATAGTCGTACACCTGGCCGATAGCGTCAGCCACTCCGCCAATGATAGCTCCAACCCAAGAATATGCACCAAGACCGGCCTGAGCCGCCATCGCATAACCCTCTGCCGCCGCGTTGAGATTCTGTGAAACGCCACTGGCTATATCGCCAAATTCCTCAAGAGACTTATCCCCGGTAGCCTTCGCAAGTTCTTTCATTCTTGTTGCAACCTTTCCAAGGGCAGAAGCAAAGGCGCCAAGCCCGGCCATAGACACGGCGGTATTGTACTGAGCTTGCGCTTCCGCCATATCCCTTGTCTTCTTTTCGAGGATACCCTTTGCCACGGCGAGATTCCGATAAGCGGTGGCCTTTGCGTCCATGTCATCGCTATCCTTAATATCTTCATATTCCTTCTGGGCCGCATTAACCTCCTCCTGGGCGTTTGCCACCTCGGTAATAGCCTGCGCAAGAGTTGCGTAAGAAGACTCAACCGCATTCAAGTCCACGTTAAGACCAAGCTTAGACGCGATCGCCTTAACGCCGCTCAAGGTCTTCTTCATCTTCTCTACGCTCAAGTCTCCGATTCTCGTGTTCGCTATTTTCTTAATCGTTGAAAGAAGCTCAGAGAACTCTACGTTGATGATAGCAGCATCGGACTTAAGTTCATCCGGGATAAGGTTGGCCAGCGTTTCGTCGGAAGAGAGCCTTTTAAGGCGTTCGATGAGAATGTTCACCTGCTCAAGAGACTTATCACCCATGTCGTAGAGGTTGATGTTGTTTTCCTTCATCATCTCCTCCAGCCACTTGGATGCACGGTCATTGATTTGCTCCTGGGCCACCTTTCGGTTGTATTCCTTCTGCGTGTCGATGGACTTCTTCGCCATGGCCACTTGATCGTCGTAGAACTTCGCCCAAGCCTTCTCGGCCTCCTCTGCGGTGGCCTTCTCGTTCTCGATGCGGTAACGCTGAATCCAGCCGTCTTTCGCCTTCTCCAGCTCCTCGGCCTTCTGGGCCCAGTTTGTTTCGAGCTGACGGTTCTTGGAGTCGGCATCCACGATGATCTTGTCGAGGTCCTGAGCAAAACCGGTGAGGTTGAGGCGCTTGGTTTGCGCTTCGAGACCCTTGAGAGCTTCGGTGTATTTCTCGATGGCCTTGGCGGAATCGAGCACATCACCAACCTCGCGGCCATTGGCCCAGTTCATCACATCGCGGGCGCCATTCTCGTCACCAAGGGCCTTGAGCTGGTCGGCGTATCCCTGGAAGGCCTTACCAAAGCCCTCCTTCGGGACGGCGAAATTGAAGGACGCAAGGAGCGTTTCTGCGTTCTTGGAGCCCAGAAGTGGCGTAAGCTGGTCGTACCACCGCTTCGCCTCCTTGAGGTCCTGCACGGATTGCTTGATAGAAGCTATCTGATCCTTCCGAAGCGCATTGGCGTCCTTAATCTGCTGCTTGGTGAGCTTGGTAGAGTTGCCAAATTCGGTCTTTCCAGGGCCATAGATAGCCTCGGAAAGCTTCTCCCAGAACTTAATATCATCCTCAACCTTCTTGTAGTCCGACTCGGAATTGGGGATAAGCTCAAGGGCCTTGCGGAGATCGTTGAGAGCCTTCGCTCCGTTCTCTGCAAGGTCTGCAAGGTTGGTCTCATCGGAAATCTTCACGCCACGGGTCTTTCCAGCCATGGTATTAAGATACTCCTGAGCGCGGAGTCTCCAGCCAGAAAGAGGTTCCGGCGTGGAAGCGGGCGCGGGTTCCCCAGTGCCGTAAAGGGCTTCAACCTTCTTCTTTGCGGCGCCAAGAGTTTCTTCGTATATTCTCTCCGCATCCTCAAAATCCTTTCTCCACTGCACGGCTTTCTGGAAGAGGCGGCCCTTCTGGGATACGGGGTTGTAATACAACTCCTCGTAGGTCTTGTTTCCGCGAATATAATCCCTGACGAAGTTAAACTCAGCGCTCGTCAGGCCGTGCTTCTCCTGGTAAGCCATGAGCTCGCTTATCACGTTACCCTGAGCCTCCTGCTTCTTCGCAGATGCCTCGGCGGTAACGGATTGCATAGCCTGGAGCTTGGTAGCCTCTTCAATATGATTGCAGATGTTCACCCATACATCATCCACGTTCTGCAAGGAAAGGCGCTCGGCGTCCGTAGCGCTGATATAGGCGCCGGATTGGTTGATAACCTCCTGGCGGGCCCGGTTGTACTCTTCCGTGCCCTCCTTAGCCTTCTTCATCGCCTTAACGTAGTATTCGATATTGGACTTGGCAGCCTCGGCTTTTTCGATAGCCTCTCCGGCTATCTTATTAGCCTCACGAATGTGAGCCGTGAGCTCACGATGGCGCATATACAGAGCTGCAATCGCCGTGGTTACAGCCGCAATACCAATAGCCCAGGGGTTGAGCTTCGTGATAATCTTTGTAATGCCGCCGGGAATCTTACGAAGGCCAATAGTGAGCTTTGTAATCAGCGCATAGATCTTGTTGATTCTGGTCCCGGTAGCGAGGTGTACAAGGCGCTGCATGGACTCCGCTTGCGCTGCGGCAAGACAAGCCGTGCGGTAGGTCCCGTATGCGATAGCGGCCAGCTCAAGAGCCTTCGCGAGCTCCTGGTAGTTCTTAATGAGGTTGGTAACGCCGTCAAGGACTCCCTTGATGAAGCCCTGATTGCTCTCGCCAACCTTGGAAAGCATAATCTCCCAGGCATCCTGGAGGTTGGAGACCTTACCCTTCACCGTCTCGGCTAGGACCTCCTGCATCTCGTAGAACTTACCGCCCTCGGAGGTGAGGTCCTTGAACATCTTTTCAATCATCTCAAACGGAACCTGGCGGGCGGAGATTTTATCGAAGACCTTACCGACAGAAACGGCCTCGCCCTCGATTTCCTTGAACTGCTTGGCGAGCTCCTGCAAGACGGGAATTCCAGCCTCGGTCAGCTGGCGGACTTCCTGGCCACGAAGGAAGGAGGCGGAACGGATCTGGCCGTAGGCAAGGATGATACGGGACATATCGACACCGAGACCGGCGGAAACATCGGCCAGCCTCTTCGTGGTGTCGTAAATCTCGTTCATAGGAACGGAGAAGGCCGACAGCTGCTTTGCGTAGTCGGTCAAGTTGCGGAAGGTGAAGGGAGACTTCACCGCGAGTTCCTGCAACTGGTAGAAGATGCGGTCCGCACCGGCCACGTCCTGCAAAATAGACCGCAAGGCGACGTGCTGGGCCTCGAATTCGCCCGTGATACGGACGAGGTTACGGATAAGGTTCACGGCGCCGATAACGGAGACGTATGTGGCCAGGTAGGAGTTTATCTGACGAAGAAGGCTGGATTGCCGGCCGAAGCGCATGTTGGTCTTCTCGACGGCCTCGCCCTTCTTATTCTCGGCGCTAAGGATAGCCTGCTCCTTCGAGAGCACGGCGTTCAGGCGATTCACTTCCTCCTGGGTGATCTGCCCGCTGCGCATCTTCGCAACGAGGAGCTTTGTTTCATCGGAAAGACGGAGCTCGTTGATGCCAAGAAGCTTCGTCTCGATGCGGATGATGGAGGTTTCGAGCTGAGCTTGACGCTTCGCGGCGGCCTCGCGCTCCTTGGCGTTCTGCTTCTGCTTACGGGCCGTCTGCTCCTGCTGGCGTGCGGCCTTCTGCTCAATCTGCATAGCGGCCTGCATCCGCGTGATGATAGCCTGATAGGTGCCCAGCTGCTCCTTCGTCACGCCGTCGTAGTGCATCCGCGTCTTGAGCTCATTGGCAAGGTTGGTGGCGTACTTCTCGTCGATGGCGACCAGGGCCTTCTCGATGGACTCCATCTGCTTGAGAACGGAGACCTGGTCGGCGGTGAGCTGGCCCTTCTTCTCCTCGGCGATCTGGCGGAGGCGGGTAATATCGTAGAGCTTCTTTTCCTCCTCGGCCTCTTCCTTCGTAGCGGTCTTTGAAGCGCGCTTGGAGGTGGTGACGGTGTTCTGCGCATCGGCGATGGTGCGGATAGTACCGGCCATCTCCTTGAACAGAGCCTCCAGGTCAGAGCTCAGCGTGACCTGCTGGCGCATCTCGGTATTCGCGGCCTTCGTGGCCTCTGCTGACTGCTTGATGCCCTCCGTTAGCTTCACACCGGCGTTCTGCGATACCTCCTGCAATGAACCGACCACGTCACGGATCTTCGTGGACAACGCAGAAATGGACTTTTCGTCAAAACCAAGATGAAGGCTCGAAGCCTTCTCGCGCATTTTGTCCAGGCGATTATCCACGTTCTCAAGAGTGCTCTTGAGATTGCCCGTGGTCGCCATGTCGAGCAATATCTTCAAGTTACCGAGGTCTGCCATATCTTATTCTCCTTCAAGAAATTTTTTCAAGTTGATGTGTTCGAGCGGGTTGTACCCCGTCCGTTTGCGCCGCTCGTACTCTGCACGGGCCGCATCAGCTGCCGCCGCAGAACGCTCTGCGTCCCTGACTTTTTCATCTCGGTAGTCATAAACCGATGTGTCGGTGGTAAGAAGCTCAATGTAAGCCTTCGAGTAACCCCAGTCATAGAGCCACTGCTTCACCTCGACGAGACCAAAGAAAAAGCGCCTCGGCTCAAAGAGCCATGGGTATTCCTTCGCTATCTGTCCGCTTGTTCCGACCGACGTTCTTGGAGAACCGCTTCGATTTCCTCCCTTGTCATCTGCTGGAGCGTATCTCTTAATGCGAGCTGTGATGTCATAATCTCTAAGTACGCTTTCAGCGGAACTTTTTTTTTACACACGTCGCAGATCGCCTTGCAGTCCTCCCATGAAATCTCACTCTGCAAACGTCTCCAGAGAAGCGCCCACCGCAGGCCCCCAAGAAAGCGCAACCCCCACCAACTGTTGAGAAGGTAGGCGGCGGCAAGCTTGTAGGGAATAGTGTCCTCGCAATGGCCTTCCATGCGGTCCGGGTCCTGGCCGTTCAGTATCTCAGTTATCTTGCGGAGCGTCCCATTACGGATGAAACGCACCTTGAGCATCCGGTTGCGATACTTCACGGGGATAGCCTCGGCCTCATCGCCCATTATCGCTTCGAGAATCTGCTGCTGTTGTTCACTTACCATAGAAATCTTTTGAAAAAGGGGCGGCAGAATTAACCACCGCCCCAATCACACATTCCGTGAGCCGACGACTAGCTGGAAGCAGCATCGGCAGCGGTGCCGATGTAAATGTCCTTGCTGTCGGTGGAGGCCTCTACGGTGCCAGTGACGATGATGCGGCCCTGGCCGTTACCGTCAACGACCAGGCGAGCCGTACCCTTGAACCACTTGGTCGCGAAGACGTTCTCCTCGGCCTCGTCGATCACCAGGATGGTGCCCTTGATGATCTTGGTGGCGGTGGAGTAGGGTTTCAGGGTGAGGGTCTTGGCCTTGCCGGAAGGCAGGGTGGAAGCCTTGATGGCTACGGTCTCGGCGTTACCGGCGTCGGTAAAGCCCCAGGCCATCAGAGCCTCGTCGAAGGCGGGAATCTCGAAGGCGATGTTGGTGTTGCCGGGGGTGCCCAGGACGGTAGTCCAAGGAGCCTGCACACCGTGAACATAGTTCGAGTCGAAGGAGGTCTCACCACCGTCGTAAGAGAAGGTCTCACGGGAGATGGGGAGGTTGAAGTCCCAGTCGGAGGCCGCTGCGGGGAAAGCGTTGCCGGCCTTGAACAGAAGGCTGGAAACACCCGCGAAGCGGTTGCCGTAAGCGGGAACGGAAAGAGGAGTGTTGTTGCTAGACATAGTATTTACTTTTTAATCGTCAGGTTTAGCAGTACATGCCACACATGAAAACCGATACCATCAGAGCCTTCGTCAACAATGGTCTGGAGCGTGAAGGTGTAATTCTCCGTCACAATGGGAAGGATGGCGTACACTCTGTCGAGCATATCGCCAAGCGCATTCCCGTTCTCCTGGCTACCCCTGGTGGAGGACACTATATCCCTCGCGTAGAGGGAAATCCTGCAAGTAGTGTCACCATAGGCGAGGTGGTCGTAAATCCGCACGGGGGCGGCAACCACCACGAAGGTGTCCGTGGGCTGAGAGGTGGCGCTGGGGCGCTCGGTAACATACCTGGCCTCAGCAACGTCCTTTACAGCCGCATAGAGCACCTGCAAGATCTTCTTGATATTATATCCTCCGGGTGTCATTTACCGTAATTGTTGATGGCTTGCGCGATGCACTTCTTGATGTGCCAGGCGAACTTGCTGCCGCCGGCAAAGGCTTCGAGCTCTTTTCGGGTATTTGCCCAAATATCGACCATGCCCCTGGCATAGCCGACACCGGGCGTGAGTACAATACCCGCCTCCGGCAACCTCTTCGCAGACTCGATAGCGGCCTGCTCCGCTGCCGTCTGGGCGTAATCGTACTCCATCACCTCAGAGCCCGTTACAGACCTCGGCTTGCCCTCTACGGGGTCGTCAAGACGTAGGGTCTCGCCTTTGTCAATCAGCTCGTGGACAACCGGAGCGCTCTCGTCCTGGACGAAAGCCACAACCTTCATCTTATCAACAACGGCCGCCGTGTAAGAGGCGACTGTGTTGCCGGTGAACTGATGGAAGTGCTTGGTCAGATAACGATACTTCTCGGGCATCTTCTGGATAGTCGGAGCCATCTCCGTGAGTCCGTCCACCATGCCCCGCTGGATAGCGCCAAGCGCGGCAGCGTACAGAGCGCCGTCGAGCTTGGTGTCCTTATCCAACACGATGTTGAGTTTTCCGTGGACTCGTCTCATAGGTTAGTTCTCCTTCTGGTTCCACCAGATGTTTGTTCCGAGGTTCGTCGTCTGGGAGTCAACTACGACTCCCTCCATTGTCCGGTTATTCGCCACCACGACCACCTTATCCATGGGAAGGATTGCGAAGTCCACGCGGGGCATGGCAATGACATAGTCACTCACCAGGACCCCGTCGCGGGTCTTCGTAACCACGTTCCGATAAGACCGGCACTCTCCCTCATAGAGGGTTTCGATAGTCGTTTCGGATTCATCCTTTCCACCTTCCGGTTCAGCCACTACGGGAGTGGCGACCTCCTCAGCAAAAGGATCGTCCTCCACGGGGTTATCGACGAAAGGGTCGTCCCCGGAAGAAACAACCGAAACCCTCGTCAGTGTGAGGGTGTGCGGGAATCGTGGATTGGCAATGCTCATAGCTTGTGCGTAGTGAAGCCGTTGCTCTCCGTGACGTCTTCGCCGTACTTCTCGTATATCTTGTTGGCCATCTCCCGGAGATTCCTCTTGTCGAACGCAGAGCTCTCCCATCCGCCCTTCTGGGACTTCCAGCCGCCATCGGCCTCATAGGAGGTATCCTGCTTACTCGGCGTGGATGCGCACCACATGTAGAGGTCGGCGGTAGCAAGCTCCTTCGTGCGGGTGTCAAGAGTCGAACTTTCGACACCGGGGGTGATGTGCCGGTCTTCGAGAATGACGGATATAGCACTATCCGCCACCTCGAAGCCGACTTTACCGCGCAGATAATTCTCGATAGTCATAACGAAGACGTCTTTCGGTTTTCAGTCGCGTGTTTTCCGTTAGTCTGCGGCCTCGTTGATTGCGAGACGGAGCTGGCGCTTCATGTCGTAAGGCACGGGCACGCAGATGGAAGAGACCTCGTAGTGAACGCCCTTCTTGCCCAGGTCCTGCTGGAGCATCATGGCGCCACCCTCGGAGTAGTACAGCGGGGAGAGAGCGGTAGCAAACAAGTTGCTAGAACGCTTCCACTGGAACTCGCCGTTCTTGCCGGCGGGACGCAGCAGCACGGTGTTGCTATCGAAGGCCTCGGTGTCGATGTTCTCGACCTTCATGGTGTCCTTGTTCAGCACGGAGCCGAAGCCGTAGTAGGAAACTACGCTGATGGCCGGGATGTTGAGGGATTCCTTGATGAAGGCGGCGAGGTCGGCGTCGGAGACGCGGTAGGCAGCGAGGGATCCGCTGGTGGGACCGAACTTCCAGAAGGCCACGGCAGCCTTGGTGGAGGCGTGGTTCTTGAGCACTTCGTAGGTGGAAGCCGCCATACGGAAGACGCTCTTGCTGGGATCCTTCGGGATCAAGTGGGTGCGCCAGCCCTGGTTGTACAGGTCCTCGAGGTCGCCGAGGGGATTGGCGCTGCCGCTGGACCAGGCATACTTGGTGCCCTGGGTGGTGTAGCCGCTCAGGGAGACACCGCCGCACTTGAAGTTGTTGGCGGCCACGGGGTGCAGGTTGATCACGAGACCTACGAGACCACCGCCGGAGGTGAGCTTCGTGGTGGTGTAGGAACCCTTGGATTCCACCTGGTAACCGGTGAAGGTACGCTGGGAGTGGACAGTCTTGATGAGCTTGCCGAAATCGACGAGCAGCTGGTCCCACACGCGGTCGTTCACGTTGATGTTCTGACGGGCGATAGCCTGGAGCTTCTCGTAGGCGTCAATGTCGAAGGCATAGCCGCGACCCATGCGAGGGATCTCGCCGGTTTCCTTGGAGAAGCCTTCGGTAGCCATCAGAGGGGCCTGGGCTTCGTCCGCGATGTAGGCGGCCATGATGGGAACACTCACGCCGCCGA